TCGTTAGATTCTTGACACCCGCCTGTGCCGCCGTCATGCCCGCTGAGATACGTCCGCCGAGCGTGCCGGAGAGAACGGCACTTTCCTTGAGGCGGTTATTCAGCTTTCGCACCTCGGCTTCGGTCTGAGCGACCGTCCGCTGCTGACGTAACAGGTTACTTTCAGCACGCCGATAGGACGCACTATCCACGCCGTCATTCTTCTTGGCAGACTGCAAAACAGCAGCAAGAATCTGTTCTTTTTGCCGCTGAATATCCAACTCGCGGTTGATCGCCTGATGACGCACCTTGATCTTATCCAGTTCTGTCCCCACACCGTCGAGTTTCGCGAGGTCGGCATCCAGTTTCAGATGGATGCTGTTTGCCTTGCTGTTGAGGCGTGCGATGGAATCCGAGACAGTTTTCCCCGCTGTGTCAAAGTCTAGCTGCAGCTGTGCGATGTTGAGACCGATGTCGAGATAGAGTTCATCAATCTTCTGTCCGCGCTTTGCCACCCTATCCCCTCCCTACATCACGTCGTCAATATAGCGTTCACATTGCTGCTGTTCGCACAGTGCCGTTACCACAAGCTGATCGAGCAAAAAAGCGACCTCATGGGAATCAACCTCGTGCATCGTCCACCCGTAAGCGGACTGCAGCCGCTCGTAATAGCGCAGTAAATTCTGGTACGGAGAAAGAACTACGCCTCTTTCTCCGTCTCCCCGTTTGGGAGGTTCACCAGTTTTGAAAAGGTCAGCGACTGAATCCATCGGAAGAGTGCACGTGTGAGAGGCACTATGTCCGCAACGTCTACATTGTCCTCTACGGATTCCTTCGTAACTTCCTCCCGTCCGAATCCAAGGACAATCAGACGGACGTGCTCGTCCAGAAAATCTTCAAGGCTCAGACCTTTTTTGTCGGCATCAAAAAAGGCAAGGAACTCACGCCAGACCTTCATCTTCGGAGGGGTCGGCATGATCTCCCTGCCCGCAATATGCAGTATTGGTGTTTCCATTGTGACCTCCCTCAGACCTGCTCGTACCATTTTGTTCCAGTCTCTGCGGCAAAGCCCGCTGCCTCCTCGTCAGCCTTGGCGTAGGACAGCCCGTCGGAAATACGGTAGATCGCCTTTGCCGTCAGTGTCGGCGTATCGAACTGAATGCTCTCCTGCTTCGAGTTGCCGGACTCCGAGGGTTCGAGGAATTGGACTTTGTAGAATTTGGTGTATCTCTTCTTGCCGTTGCGCTTATCCGACTGAAAGAGGACGGCGAAGTACGGAGCGACATCGTCCTTGCCCGCCTTCATCACGCCATTCTCGATACTGTGTCCAAGGAGGTATGCGACATACTCAAGCGGCAATGCGGCGGTATCAAACGTCAGATCGTAGGATGCGGTATTCGACGCCGTATCCACGGACTGACCGTCGGCAAAAAGCTCCGCCTGATTCGTCTGCGGCTTGATGTCCACCTTGCGCAAGAGCTTCCCAAGCGGAATCGGAGCTTCGTAGGTCGCCGCTCCTCCTGCTACATCGGTGAGCATCTTGGCGATATGAAGTTTCTGGATGTTGATGAACTGCCCGCTCGTAAGATTTGCGGCAGGCTTTGCTGTTGGTGTTGGACTTGGCATATTACTCTCCCTCCACTACTGTTCTGTAATCTGTGATTTCCACGAATATATCTTTCTCAACGAACTCCTGCGTCTGCGCCCTTACAAAGCCGAGCGGCAGAAGCGCGTTCTGCACCGCTCGAGGGATCTCTCCGAATCTCCCATCCTTCGTCAGAATATGAATGCGTATCGTCACGCGCCGCTCGAACTCCATACCATCTGCCGAGAGTGCGGGAACGTCGGAAATGACAGAGTAGACGAGAATCGGATACGTCCCCGCATTGGGACTGCGTCCGTGATAGATGCTCTTTTTCCCATGTGCAAGAAGCTGCGAGAGTTCCTTCGAGCGCACAAGTACCTGATACACCATCCGTGCCGTACTCATTTCCCTCTCCTCCGAATGGCAGATCGCACGGCATCCACGATGGCAGAACGGATCCCGTCCTTCTTGACATCGAGCGCGGGATAGAGAAATGGCTTGTTGATGCGTGGGCTGAACTCGACAAGCACACCATAGGGAACGCCATCTTGAGACTCCGCATCCGCCGCAATCCTCCAAACAGAGCCGTCCTTTCTGCGCAGTCGCTTGTGGATGGAGTCGCGCAGTGCGCCCTTCACCACGCGCTTATCTGTTCCCGTATAGACAGGACAGCGGTTCTTTGCCTCCGCGACCACATCGTCCGCTCCGTGTGCGAGGGCTTCCTTTGCCGCAGCCGTCGCCTCCGCGCCGAGTTCCGATAGAATCTTCTCGGCAGAGACGAAACCTCTATATCTAGCCATCTTCCACCAACTCCCTGCATTCCAGAACAAGCCACCGTTTCTTCCCGCCGAGCGGATATGACGGTGCAATCGGCGTGAGCGTTTTGTCTTCCCAACGAATACGATCCGTCATGCGCACATCCGCACGGTAACGAATGACGATGCGGTAATCCACCTCTTGCACCTTCTCCGCATATCCGTCCGAGATTTTTGCCGCAAACGGAAGAACAAGCGCCCACGCTTTACCGACTTCTTGTGTTGTTTGCACGAGGATATTCCCCTCATCGTCCGTATCTGTGACGGGACGCAGAATAGTGATTCGGTGACGCAGTTCGCTCATAGACACCTGCACCTAAAAGCCCTCCTTCCGCACACCAAAGAGGAGCGAGCGCAGTGTCAAGGCAAGCCCTCTGTGATCCGCTTCCTCTCGGTGTTCGTAGAGATAGGACACGGCATAGAGAATTGCAACGCGCACAATTGCCTGATCTTCGACCTTGGACAGCTTCTTCACGCGCAGTAACGCTGTACAGATTTGTTCTGCCGTTTCCGTAAAGTGCGTGAGGAGATCGTCCTCCTCATCCCCGTCAATCCGCAGATACTGCTTGACTGCTGCAAGCGGCACAAGCATAGAACCACCTCCCTTTCTATTTTTTAATAATGTTTGCAGGATATTTTCTAATTAAGCAGAAGTACTTGATATGTCAATGATTGAGGGTTTCAAAAACCGTTTTGCATGAAAGGAGTCACCCTCATGAAGAAGATAGTAAATACATGGTGTTTAACCATACTCCTAATGCTTCCATGTATTATAGTCAATGCAGCAGATGAGTCCTATCCTGAAACGATTGGCACTGGAAACTACGTGCTTGTTGATGCTGGTATGGGAGTAGGGGATTATGCAGATAGATCGTCTGTATCTGTACAAAACTACGATCCTCCCAATTACCAAATTGCCATAAACATTGTTCATATTCAATTCTCTGACGATTTTTGGCGTCAACACCAAACATATGTAGGAAGCCCCTATAAATTAATCGGCACCTCTACATTGTGTTTCCGTTATAATTGGGATAGAAAAACCATTGCTTACCATACAAAAAATGGATGGATGGACTGGAACATAAATCTTGATCATACTCATGCAGACGGGCGCCCTTTAATTCCTTTGACAGCCGAGACCGCCTTTGTATCTGCTTACAATATGCGCTTTTATAATGATACTATGGGATACAGCCCCATTCTCAAACAACAACGTCGTGTAATTGAGGAAAGTTTTTACAGACGATTAGGAATCTAAAAGTCTCATGTTACTCATATGCTCAAGCGACAAAAAATAGTCAAAGGAGTGGTGCCACGCGCCACTCCTCTTTTACATTTTATAGTCAGCCCTTCATCTTGAGTGTCTGCACGGCTTCCTCGAGGACGAGTTTGCCGTCCACACGCTCCTTCATGACGTAGCCGACCATGCCGTTGCCCGCAAACAGCTCCTTCAGTTCCTGCAGGGAACGTGTCCCACGGTCGCCGATGTTGTAGTAGGAGTAATCGCCGAATGCAATGACGGTCTTTCCCGCCTCGACAGCGGGCATATATGCCGAGGAGTAGACGGGATAGCCAAGCAGACGGTCGGGTTCGCCCATCTGGTAGGACGGCTGCCAGAAATACGCACCGTTCGCGTCCTTGAGTTTGCGAATGCTTGCAAGCGTCTGGTCGTTGACGATGAACGCCGCATTCTTGCGGTAGGGACGCTTGAGGCTGTAGACGAGTGTCACGAGTTCGTCCGCCTTGAGGTCTGCCGCCGCCGTGGTGACGGATGTCTTTGCCGAGATGAGAAGCCCCTTCGGCTTGTGCGTGCCGTCTCCGTTCAGGAATGCGTCCTCCTCTGCGTTGCCCAGTGCCTTGCCGAACTGTTCGATAAGGTAATTCTCAAGGTTGAAGGCGTTGTCATAGAGAAGCTCCTCCGTCACCTTGACCGCAACGTGGAGCTTATGTGCATCGAGAACGATCTGGTCGAAAGTCGCATCGCCGAAGGTAAGAGGTGCGCCTTCCTCAATCCACGATGCCGCAGGTTTGGTGGCGGCGATGTTGATCTTATGTTCCCCGCTCGTGGTGATGACCGTCGCAATCGGACGCAGGACGTTCTCCTCATTCAGAACGTCAATGAGACGCTGATCGTATTCCTCGGGAACGAGATAGCCGCCGTTTGCATCCACGCCCTCCTGCAGGACGTTCTCCACCTGCCGAAAGTTCGTACGGAGAGCTTTGAGCATTGCGGCGCGATATGCCTCGCTTGCACGCCCTGTCTTTTCTGCATTGAGAGATGTGCCCGGAGTGTTGGTGATCGCCGCCGTCACGGGCTTTGCAAGCTGTGCGTCAAGAATCGCCTGACGCTCCATGCGCTCGATGTCCTTCCCGAGCGCAAGCACCTCGTTCTCCATCTGCTCATACGCCTTGGCATCTTCGGCTGTGAGATGCCCGTCTTTCTCATGAGAATCCAGAAACTGCTTTGCCTGTTCCCACATTTCTGCACGCTTCTCGCGCATTGCCATAATCTTATCCATGTCCTTGTCCCTCCATTAGTTTCTTAGTGTGAAATAGAAAAGAGCCGCTTTTTAAACGGCTCTGCATCGACATTGTGTGTTCCCTGCCCGAATTTCGAGAGCAGGGAGTTCGTGACAGCGGCACGGGAGAAGATCAGCCCGTCTGCCGCATCGGTAACAGGACGCTGTGCGTCCGTATAGAGAACAGAATCCGCAAATCCAAGCTCCACCGCCTTCTTTGCATTCATCCACGTCTCGGCATCCATCAGCCGTGAAATCTTCGCACGGGAAAGCCCCGTCTTGATCTCATAAGCGTTGATGATGCTCTCCTTAATTTCGGCAAGGAACGTAATCGTCCGCTCCATCTCGTGTGTATCGCCGATGGAGACGGTCATGGGATTGTGAATCATCAACATCCCCAAGGGAGAAATCTCAACCGTTGATCCTGCCATCGCAACAACGGATGCAGCAGAGGCGGCAATCCCGTCAATCTTAACGGTGACGTTCCCCTTATACTCCATGAGCATATTGTAGATCTGTGCCGCCGCATAGCAGTCGCCGCCCGGAGAGTTGATCCAGAGGTCAATATCTCCCTCGGCGGCATTCAGTTCAGAACGGAACATCTGGGGAGTGATCTCATCGCCCCACCACGTTTCGTCCGAGATTTCACCGTCCAGAAGCAAGATTCGCTTCTCTCCCTCGTTCCGCACCCAGTTCCAAAATTTACGTTTCATCACTTACTCCCTTCTGATTCCCTGCAAACAGCCCTGCGTCCCTCAGTTTTGTCATATTCCCGTTGATGAGATACAGATCTCCACCCTCGTCTGCTTCGATGGGATTCATGTCCTCAAGGCAGCGGATGTCGTTTGCCGAGAGCCATCCGTTCTGCCGCCCGATGGCATAGCCCTCCATGCGGCTCTTGTAATCTCCACGCAGAAGCCCGTCCACGTTGAAGCGGATGAAGTAATCCTTCCGCTCCTTGTCCGTCAGCAATGCCTTTTGAAGCGACTGCTCCCAACGAACGACCCATGGATTCAGTGTGTATTTGACAAATTCAAGCGACTGCTGCTCGATATTCGAGAAGCTGGACTTCTCCAAATCCCCTACCATATGCGGCGGCACACGGTAGAGCCGTGCAATCTCGTCGATCTGGAACTTCCTCGTCTCAAGGAACTGCGCCTCCTCGGGCGGTATAGCAATCTGCTGATACTTTACACCTTCCTCAAGAACAGCAATCCTGCCCGTGTTCATCGTGCCGCCGTAAACGGCGTGCCAACTCTCACGGAGCTTTGACGGGTCTTTGAGAACACCCGGATGTTCCAGAACACCGCCCGGACGCGCACCGTTCTTGAAGAATGCCGCGCCGTATTCCTCCGTTGCAAGCGCAATCCCGATGGCGTTCTTTGCCATAGCAATGGGACTGTAGCCGACCAGACCGTCGAAGCCGAGTCCTGGAATGTGGAGGACATCCTCACGCCGCAGACGAATCTGCCCCTTGTCCGCAAAATTCGGATTCTCCTCCGTGCTTCGCGTGTAAGTATAGTAGAGTTCGCCTGTGCGGCTGTCACGGCTCACCTCCATCTTATCCGGGAGCAGCGGATAGAGTCCGAGAACACGCCCCCTGCCATCTCGAAGTATCTGGGCATAAGCATTTCCCCACAGAAGGAGATGTGCCATGAGAGTCTCGCGGAATACGAAACTCGTCATCTCTGGGTTCGGCGCATCGTGGAGCAGAAAGTACAGCGGATGCTCCGGCACGCGCTCTTTTCCCTGAGCTTTGTAGGCGTAGACGTGGAGCGGCAATCCTGCGATGGATTCGGCAAGAATACGGACACAGGCATAGACTGCCGTTGTCTGCATTGCAGTACGTTCGTTGA